GTTCTATGAAGGCTGCATTTAGAGCTGGAGTATTAAGAAAGGCTGGTGCTACTAAAAATTTAGATAGTATACCTGTAGCTGACCTATACCAAGGAGCAGAGACAGAACCTGATCTTCAAGCTGGCGATATTCGAGATGCTATGAACTATTTTATGGAAGAAAATGGTCAAATATATGCTCAAAACTTTTCGCGTAATACTGATATAGCTTCTAGTATGAATAAGATATTAAAGTTAGCTTTAAAAGATAGAGATAATTTTCTTAAAAAGCCTCCTATGACTTTAGCTTATGGGCAGTTATTAAAAAACTTAAGAAAAGCTATAATCGATACTATATTTATTGGCCCTTCTTCTGTTAAGATACGACAAATTATAAACAGTAAACAGGTTGGAGCTGTTGTAGATAAAAAGATTGCTGCAACTAAAGGAATGGTAATTCCAACAAGAGAAGACATTGTTGCGGATTACTTACATAACATACTAGCAGATGCTATTGATGCTGAATTAGATCCTGGAGTTGTACAAGTTGGTCAACTACTTAGAGCTAACAACGTAGTTGCTATGCTATCCGATGAAGTTATGAAAGTTAAGAATGCTATTGGTGTTGATAATTATATCGGTGCTAGAAGTACTATGATGAGAGATGATATTCATGGAAACACAGGAGTTATGTTTGGTAAAGATTCTCCAGTAAAAAGAGCTGGAGCAGTACCTTTATATGAATCACAACCTTCAGGAAGTGCTGTAAGAAAAGGCAAGCCTGGTGGCTGGGGTAGAGGCAGAATTATACCGGCTGTTATACAAGGTATCGATGGTGCATGGATGAACCGAATGTTTACTGGTGCATCGTGGGCTAAGATGAACAGACAATATATGCTACCTATTATGGATGCCGTAAAGACAGATTTAAGAGGAGCTAGGAAAGCAAGAGAACTTGCTAATGATAATTGGTGGAATGTTATCGAAGAGTATTCTTACGTCAACAGTCTAATGGAAGACTGGACACCCGGAGCTATACAAAGGTTTAGAACCAAGCTTAGAAATATTGGGGATACTAAAGTCGATATTAATATGGATAATGAGTATAGAGGTTTTTACTGGTTACTCAATGATACAGAAACTAATTTGTTTAGTGAAGAGAATTTAGTTACAACACTATATGATACTATGGATCACCCTCCTAGAGAGCGAGGAGAACCAGTAAAGTCTTATGAGTGGAAGAAAAGAGTTAGAGCTGAAGGACTTGCTGCTAATCTTTTACCAAAAGCTAATAGTATGAAAGGTAAGCAAGTAAAAGAGCTTTCTGGTAATAACTTGTTAAGACTCTTTGATAATATACTAGGAGTCGAAGGAGTTGGAGCTGAACCAGTTCAAGATCCTAAAACAAATAAGTGGAAGCACCAAAAGATTAAACCAAAAAACACTGGACTAAACGTCCTTTCACGTAACTATAAAACAATTGAAGATGTCGGTAAAGCTAAAAAGAAACTTATGGAAGCCGCTAAGGACTTCCGTAAGCTTCAAATAGATATGTAATTAACCACATATATCGTGGTGGTATAGATGTTGTAAGTTATTTTGCTCTACGTATCTCTTTATAAAGCTTTGAGAGTAATGTATCTCATTGCCATTAAGAAATACGATACCATATTTATATATGAAAGCAATATCTTCTTCATCTATACCTATCTTACCGTCTGGTTTTATTTTAATCATACTCATTTACCTATGAGAAGAAATAGTCACTATCAGCTATTCCTTCTATATTTAGATCTCCTAATTTGTAATTGTAATTAAAGTTATCAGGTTCAAACAATAGCATATCAGCTATGTGCTTATAGAAATCATCATGATCGTACATTTTAATGAACACTTCCTTAGTTAAACCTAATAAGCTAGCTACATCACAAGCGTGAGTAGAAAATGAGTCATGAATTGCAGCAAAGTCTCCGTCCCAGTGATGGATAATCAGAGCCATATGAGCTGCGTCCATACTATGAATAAAGTTTGGACTAATACCTGAGGCAAAGCCACCTGGACTAGGTATCTTTTTACCGTATACCAACCGGTGTTCCTTACCTACGTGCTGGATCCTCATATCAGAGATCCAACTCTTCCACTTGACGTCTTCCATTACGTAGTTTTCGTATCGTACTGGAAAGCCAGATGGAGTTATCCAATCGACTACTGGTTCCTTTAGCTCAGCAATAATATGGTTTGCTATTGCTTGAAGGTAGCTCATAGTCTCTAACGGACCCGGACAGACCTCATCAATAGCTTTTATTAGTTGATAAGCTAAATCATTACAGTCAGACATAGTAATATCGTACTTACTATGGAATCCTTCGGCATAACAGTCAGCATACATGTTCAAAGCTATGGCTAGGTGGCCAGCAGAGTACGCTCTAGTCATCGCTCCGCGCTTCGATATACCTTTCCTTATGTGTTTCATAGGCATGGCTCTCTGCGCGAACCAGTCAGGCACACGGGATATCAAAGCTTTAGCTGTTTGCACGTAAAAGTCTTTCGGTATATCGGTTTTAACCAAGCCGACTAACTCTCCAGCCTTTTCGTCCTTAGATATAGCAGCTAAATGCTGCCAACCATTATTAGAACCATCAATAGGAACAGGAAGATCGATGTAGTGTACACCATCTTCAGACTCTTGATCCCATAACTTACACCACGCCTTACAACAGGCAAGAAAACCTACAGGTTTCTCAGCTTTCTCATGGATAGTTCGATTAACCCACGTATTTCTGATGAAGTCTTCGTTGTTGACGACCCATTTAACTCGGTCATCAATGGTCATCTTATCTACAGAGATATCCGTAAGACCTTCATCTTCTAACGCTGATTTATAATCGGCTTCACACCACTCTGGTATATTATCGATTGAATACGATTGGTTATAACTACACGCTGTATGTACAGCAAAGTAATATAACCCTTCCTCGGTTATTGGTTTTGCTTGAGCAAACTTTAATAACCCCCGTTCCATATCTTTACCTTGATAGTTTAGATATGATTCACGATAATACAATCTCCCCCTATAATCTGCATCGATATATTGAAAGAAGATTTTATCCTTCAAGGCTTCAGCCTTTTGGATAGTCATATTATACGCATCAAACTTACTACGGTTTTTAAGTAATACTAACTTAGCATTCCAATGAGTAGCCGCTTCATCATATTTACCTTGCATAGTATGTAACGGCTTCTTGTTAGGTTTATTACGTAACTTATTAGTCAATCGTCTAAGTTCACCATAATACTTTTTCTCAAGAGACTTATTACCTAACTCAGGTTTGAAGACAACTCCATTCCAGTATAAGTCTTTACTCTCTAACTCTTTATTATTACCGAAGATACAGTAACGGTAATTCTTACCTGTCTTATCAGATACTTTTAAGGTTTCACTAACAAACTTCCGTTTGTTTTTCTGTACAGCCTCTAATATATCAGCATCAATGGTCCAAGCTGTACGTTGTAGCTTATTGATAGCGTCAACGAAAGGTTCTTCAAGTAGTAGCTTGAAATCTTCGTCTCTATCATATCCCCAATGCTTAATGACCGGGTATCCATTGTCTTGAAACAGTCTACTTATACGCTTAATCTTCTTGAATGAAGTGTTTTGTATAAGCTCGTTAACTACTTGGTCAGGAAGCGACCCAATGTTTAACCATTTTTCAGAAGTCTCAATCATATATGGAGCACGACTAAAAGGTTTCTTACCTACTGGGTTTGCTTCCCACTTTATTTGAGCTTCAGTAGGAGCTCTAACTATTTTAATATACTTACATTCATAGAATGCTTCAAGAATTAGGTCGCCGACTGTTACATCGGCTCTAAATCCTAACTCAACTCCTTTCTGAAGCAACACGTTCTTACCAATAGCTACTGAAGCTGCTGTAAGTTTACATGTTGCTGATTCAGATGTTGAAGTCTTTCTAAAATGGTATTGTAATATAGTTAATGCATCATACACGACTCTCTTTGGTTCTAACTTGTGTTCGTTCACCAGCCTTACTGCCCACCTCTGAGGTGTACTGATAATTTTCTGTTCTAAATACTCTATTACATTCTGCATTCTCTCTCCTAGTTTTGCGGAACGGGTTATGTGTGACATTAAATAAGTCAGACCCACGCCTTAAGCAACATTTAATTTCATGAGATTCTACTACAGTAGCTTCTTTGTCGGTCATCTGACCGCCTTTGATTACTACTATATCTTGAATCGTATGATTACCTAGTTTATCTAACAACCAAACATGGTGATCGTAACTACGATTAGTTATTTGGTATGCTCTGTGTAAGGTACCTTTACCTACATATATTACGTTATCACTATCAGGATCTTTATGGAAGTAAACACAATACATATCTTCAGGGTACCTCACTACTTCATTAGTGTTTTCCCTAATCTCTATATTGCGCAACTTCCACTCCATTATCTTGTAGTAAATGTAATGCATCAATCTGTGGTATTCTTTCACCATTGATCCAAGATTCATATAGCTTTTTGTATACTAATCTCTTTATTCCAGATTGTAGTATAAGTTTAGTGCAATCTTTACAAGGTGAATGTGTTAAGTATAGCGTTGCACCAAGAGAAGAAGAAGTTGAGGCAGCTAATTTAGCTATTGCGTTTGTTTCAGCATGAACTAACTCCCATTTAGTGGTAGCATCGTGGTTACGGGTTTCGTTATCCATACCATGAGGCGTACCATTCCAGCCGTAGCTAAGGATATTATTACCCTTAGCTATTAGCGCGCCAACTTTATATAGTTTATCTCTAGATCTTTCAGATATTATCTGAGCTATCTCAAGATACATTTTATCGTTCTTAGATAATGTCAAAGCCTGACTCTCCTTTCTCTAATCTACCAGTATTAGTATCATATATACTAACTCCGGCTGGTCCAGTTAAACCTGTGAATCTAGATTTAAGCACAGTAAAAGAAATCTTATTACGTTCATTAATAGTTTCAGCTACAAGATTCCTTGAGAAAGCTATAATATCAAATGATATTTGTTTGATACTACCACTACCTTTGATATCATCAATGGAAGCCATGTTGCCTTCTTCAAATGCTTTACCATCTCCTGCTTTACGTAAGTGACTTACAATACCTAGCCAGATGTTATGCTTCTTAACTATCTTAAGTAGATCAGACATAACCTTATCGACTGCTGCATTACCTGTTAGGCCATCGTTACCTTCAGACACAGCAATAGTTATATGATCTAAGAATAGATACTTGCATCCCATAAGAGCCATGTACTCTATCTTATCTATTAAAGAACTATCTTCAACAGAGCCTTGGTGGTCTAATAAGACAAGGCGTTCGTCCTTAAATACTTTATCAAAGCCTTCTCTCATTTCGGTTTTAGATACAATAAGATCTCCACCAATTCTCTTATTAATACTCATACCAATAAGTTTCTCAGCAGTATCACCTACACTTTCTTCAAGAGATATGAGGCCGGTTCTTTCTTTAGTAGTAGAAAGTAAGTGCCATATAATCTCTTTAATTACGGTAGATTTACCTGAACCTGTACCACTAGTAAACAAGGTTATCTCTCCATGTCTCATACCTTTCAGTTTATCATTGAGACCGGTTAGACAATCAGGATAAGGGATAGACTGAGTTGTCTGTCTCTCCATAAACTTATCCCATACTTTTTCACCAGTTAGAATACCAGCTGGGTTATACTTATGAGCACCCCATATAGCATTGGTTACTCCTTTAGATCCTTTAGTTGTGTATAAATCACAAGCATCTTTATCTTCTGTTTCTATAACTTTTACTTTATCGAAACCAATTATTTTAGCTGCTTGTTTTATAGCTGCTTGACCGGCTTCATCATTATCAAACCATAGAATTACTTCATCGAATCTTCGAAGCCAATCTCTATTTTCTAACAGTAAACTTAATTGATTAGCAGAAGGAATAGATACTACAGGGTATATAGTATTCTTAGTATCAATCATCGCCTGAGCTACAGCTAACGCATCAAGCTCGCCTTCAGTTATTACAAGCATCTTACCATTGTTAAACTTATCTTGACCAAATAATTTTCTTGGTTTACCTAATAGTCTAAAGTCCTTAGGTAAGATTCTTATTTTATAACAATCATCTCCATAAGGATAAAAGTGTGCTGGTTTATTATTATATTGGTGAGTCTTTACACCGAACCAACTAGTTACATTCGCTGAAATATTGCGACTAGTAATACCAAGACTAGGATAGTTATGAATATCGGCGATATCAGGTTGTCCGTTATTAATTGTATCGGCATTGGGTTTGTCATTACTCGTTACTCCTTCTACTTTTTCTTTATACTTTTTACATGCAAAACAATATGTATGATCATCACTTGGATCATGCATTAATCCATCTGAGCTACCACAATCCGGGCATTCATATCTACTATTGTCTATTAATTTCTTCAACATTTATCTCCAATCTTTCTTCGCCTTTCTTTACAAGTGTTTTGTATGCGGCGATTTCATAACAATATTTATCATTCCAATCGAAAACTTTTTGTATAGCATCTAATGTCGGTTTAAGTATATTATCTAAATCAGATGCTCGATTGCTAAAGGATACATTAAAAGTTATTTTGATGTCGGCAGTCTTTTCAAACTGCCAACTCAATTCACTTGTTGCTTCAGTGAAGCGTTCAAGAAACTCCTTGTACTCCTTCGTCGGGTACGTCTGCGTGAAGTTCCTTCCGTCCTTTGTCCGTATCGCTCGTATCCCTTCCATTCGGTTTGCTGACATCGGCTTTCCCGGTATAACGATCTTCATAGTTCCACTCCTCTAAATCCCAAGTTCGTTTCATATAGATTAGATTACCAATCATGTTAAGTTGCTTCTCCCATCCTCTACCATATAGTCTTTTCCATATATCTACTACAGTATCCATACGGTTATCATAGGTAGTATCGGCTAAAGCTTTCTCAGCAGTCTTAATACCAAAGCCTCTTTTAACTTTAGGTATATCGTCTCCTGAGTCTCCAATAAGAAGTTGGATACAGAAATTCATATCAGCTTGTTCATCATTAACAAAGTAAACATTCTTCTTATTATAGTTATAGTGGTTACCAGCTATTTGATTTATGTCTTTATCAATATGACCGATAACAAAGTCTTCTTCAGCAGCTCTTGCTTCATAAGCCCATATAGAAACTAGATCATCAGCTTCCATACCATCAGCAGGAACAGCTTGCCACTTATCTAATAAGTAGTTATAAGAATCATTAAGCTTTTTCTTTAGATCTTCATCAAGCTTATCTTTACGTGAAGATTTATAGCCTGAGTATACATTATATCTAAAGTTATTCTTACCCTTTACTGCTACATAGGTTTCATCTGCAAAACAATCGGCAATAGAATCTTCTACTATTTTACGAGTAACTACTCGAGTATCATACTTACTGTCTTGAGTACAAGCAGCTTTAAACATAATACTATCGGCATCAAGAAATAGTTTCATTTTTTCCCTTTCCTTTATCTCGTTTGCGGTTATACTTTTTCTTATTAGGTATAACCTGTTTGGCTTTCCTATTACGCAGCATTGCTTGCGCTATAGGGTTTATCAGACGAGGTCCCATAGAATTTGTAATTTTCATAATAGATCTCCGGTCTTGGCCAACAGTTATTTAAGTATACCATGTCAGCCTTGTATACTGGTTCACCCGTACCTACATCTACAAATGTAGAAGTTTTATACGGGTTATACATTGCTTGATCAGCATGAAGCATTCTATGGTTAGTGTGATCGTCACCTCTAACAAAGAACCCTCTTATAAAAGCATGTACATTCTTTTTCTTTTCTTTAAGAACCTTTGCTCGACCAGCAGGTTGTACTGCAAACTTACAATTACGTAAGGTCAATACGTTAGTATGAAACCATACTCTACCTGCGTGTCTTACTGAAAAGGTTTTCTTATGTAGATTATAATATGCTTCTACCCATGTATTCATTAGTGTACCTCCGCATATGAGTTGCCTATTACATAGTCACCACCATCCATACACTCAACACCAAACCATTTTGGTGCTTCACGAAAGGATTCTTGTAGGATCTCTCCCACACGGTGAGAGTCTTTATCACTTGCTATCCAA